CACAATAGTTCAATGCAGCATCATCCATACATCCAATGTATTCAGTAATCCCATATTCATCTTCACAAGCACCGCTGCCGGAACAGTGATTGCCATTTAAACAGTCTTCTTCACTTCTGACTTGGGCGCCATATATTCCGCACCAATCATCCACGCAATAATCATTCCCATCATCAAATCGACAACACCAGCTCGTCGGTTGACAGCAACAGTTGATATCGGGTTCACTGCTATCTTCATTACCCTGACCAGAGCCATCACCACTACCTGTTCCACACCAATAGCATCCGCTATATTCACAAACCACTACATTACACCATGCTAGACCGCAATCCGGAGTACCGTTCTGGCCACATTGGCAATCAAAATCAGTCGAGCAACTACAAAGAGCCATTTCACCTTCATACTCGAATGAATCCTCATACACTACCTTATCGTAGTGTTGAGTTTCTTCATTCCATTCTATTACTATTTTATTATATATTTTCATAATTAACCTGTTTCGTCTGTTTTATTTTAAATCGTATTTCCAACTAAACAATCTCGTCTCTTTAACATCATGCAGTACGATGGTTTTATCTGTTATTTTTTTATCGTAAAAATATTCATAACCAAATAATGCCACATCAGGACCTAGAGTTTTAATAATTCTATCAGAAAATAATCTACAACCATTTGCCCAATTAATATCATTATATGTATCAAGACATTCATAAATTATTCTTGAATGGGGAGCTGAACCATATACAGTACAGTCAATTAAAGTATGATTGTTTTGACTTTCTTTTACTCCTGAAAAAAATGTATGCGTTGGTGACAAACTATCTCTTATAATGTTAAATGATTGTATTGGTCGAGCGTCAACATCACAATATATCCCACCATATTTTTTTAAAAGTAATAATCTGACTCTATCACATATATGAGCCCATTTATAAAGTTCGGGATCAGTAAGATAGTTTTGTAAAAATTTATCATCTTTGTACAGATCAAAAACTTCATTACCCCAAAGTTTATATTCGTAATCAGGATTAATCTTTGACATAGACTCTGTAAATCGTTTGCAATGATCGGGTATGGGCTTATCTCCCACCCAAAGTTGATGTATAATTTTAGGTATTGTTATTATTCCAAGCATATCCATATAGCTATAGTACGGATCCTTATAAGTTTTGTTATAAATCTTCATAATCGTCTTCTATGGTTGAAATCCTCTAGCTCTCATGAGATCAGATCGTGAAATGATCTCGACTTTACACTGTGCACCTAATCCTGAATATGGTGTGTAGTAGCCAGAATCATTTATATTTCCTCTCCAGAAATCTGGATCGTTTATATACGTTGATCCTAAACCTTCTTCAACTAATGATTCTTCAAAAGTTGGATTATACGTCGCTACGATGTAATACCATTCTGAAAAATCTATCGGTATACGGGTGTAGTTGAATGGCGATACACCCTCTGTGAAATCATCAAGTTTATCTTTTGTATCTAATTCTCTAGTATCAATTCTATCCTTCCATGCATTTCCTACATGTGAATCCCTTACAGCGTTGGCGCCATCTTTAACGACTAATCTAACGAATCTCTCGACATCTTCTGAAAGAAAAAATCCATTGCTATTAAAAGTAGACGCATCAGAAAAATGGGTCACACCATCAGAAGTACCAGCATAACTCTCTTTCTCAACAATAAATGTCTCGAGTGCGAATCCCATCGGATCATTATTTCTCAACGGATTACCGAAGTTAAATAGCGTTCCGGAATTGACTTTATCTAAAAATCTCACCCACATCGCAATGGTGAAACCAGTTGATTGCCAAGTAGGATTATTTGGTGTACCTAATCCCATATCGTTCGATTCTTCATTCCGAATAATGATAGCTTGATTCAATCCCCTGATCTTCAGATATCCAGCAGATCGTGAAGTATATTCTGGTCTGCCTTCTTCGAGATCAAATACAGTTTCTTGTTGAAGAAAATAGTGGTCATTTAAATTAGTGCGTAGCCATTCTAAACTTCTATTTTCATTATTAGAATCTGTACTGTCTTGCAACCACGTGATGTATCGATTCTCTATATCTTCAGGTGGCGCATTCGATATGTCATATAAACCAGAATACACTGCTGCTTTCTCTTCGTCGAAATAATCAGTCTGATTATCAGGAGGGGAAGAAGTATCGATTAACGGAGCAACTGTCTCCTCTGTTGTTAAATCAGCTCTCGGTGGTTTCAATTCATTATATTCACGAAAAAATCTATTTATTCTTTGTTGCTGAGTCAAACTCGCTGGAGCGAGTTCAAAAATATTTGTATCGAGAATTTGTGTTACTTTAGATGTATTTATTGGAGCGTACGTTTGATTAAAATCAATAAATTGACCTAAATTATTTTGAAAAAATATATTCATAAGATCATTACTAAATGAAATGATATCTCCATCTACTACTAATCTTATAAGATCATGATACCCCTGATCCATTCCCGGGCCGATATTTACTGGGGTTGTGCTAATGGATAATTCAATGGCACTTAAATCTAAATCAGGTCCATTATAAGTTTCATAAATAAAATCAAGCAATCCAATATCTTCTTCATTAGCCTTCACATCACTGCGATACAGCACAAGTCTTTCATCTTCCGAACGTCGAGATGCTCCAGCTTGTTGTATATGGCCATTTCTCACAACGCGTTGGAAATACGATATATCGATCGGTTCACCACCAATTTCATGATCCTGAAATTCATCAAAATGTTCGATAAGTAATTCCGTTATCCTATCGGCGATTTGTTCTCTTGTTGCCATTACGATTCCTTAAGATCTAATTTTGAATTCAAAACCATCATCATAAATTGTTTCTTGCCCGTCAGCATATTTTAGTTTATACATAATTTTATAAGCTCTATTAGGATGAAACCCATTCATCCATTGGATAAAATAATTACTAGTCGAATCACAACTCATCGATGTATAAGCGCTAAACGGAATAATAGTTTCACCTGTCGCCACATCAGCGATAGAATAAGAACTACTTCCCTCAGCTATATATGATCCTGTAATGGTCTGCGCAGATCTTGAAAAGGATTTTTGCACATAACGTTCACGTGGCATTACTCTAAACTTAACCCTTTCGGTTTCTTTATAACTTTCTCTAAGATATTTCATATAAAGTATATTATCAGTTAATCCACTCATTGATATGGGTAAAAGACTACCGGTAGCAGATCCAGTAATTATAACATGATCATCCCATCTTACTTCTAATTTTGGAGAATAAATTGTATTTGTCTGTGTAGAGAAAAATTTTAATTGACCGAATGTAATATCATTAGTTTCTTGACTTCCAGAAAATCTTACCAATACCCCTTCATTCGATCCACTTAATAGCCAATAATTAACAATTCCTGTTATGTCCATTTCTACATCAGGTGATTCAGATGAAAATGATTGAGATGCATTCCAACTTCCTGTATTGACAGCGCCGCCCTGAAGTTGTATATCCATGCCTTTCTCTGATTTGCTCCATGTTACCTCAGTCGAGCCAGGATAATAATATCTATTATCCCAACTAACGCCATTTGTAACTTTTGGATTATCGCCAAATTTTCCTACTCCCTCATCCCAAGATTGAGATAATGCAAAAGCTGCTAATTTATAATCAAGTGTTAAATCTTGGATTCCCTCTGCTTCATATAATCTTAAATAAAATTTTGGATCTACAATATCGCCATCTACAATTGATTGTGATAATGATGTAAACTCGCTTCCCTTAAATGAAATTAAAGCTCTTGTTTGATAATCAAATGATTTATTCCAAAATTCCTTTTTAACTTCAAGAATTTCATCTTGTCCAAAATTTTGGTCTCGATAAGACTCACCATCAATATGACTCGACCCGCTCGATATCCAGGCATCCTTTGTTGCGTAAATAAAATAATGCATTACAGTACTACTCCCTTTATATTTGTTTTTGGATTTTTTAATTCAAATATTGATGGTGTGACGGATGGTAAAACAATACCCCCCTGCTCAGCTGATGAAAAATCAAATTTATATCCATAGCCATCAGTTCCATAAGTACTGTCCCAATCTGAAATCCCAGGATTCCATTCCGTTAACCATAGCTTAGGATCGAATGCACCTACTCCGGTCGATAAATCTTTCCAATTATTATCCTGAGTTAAACATACATAATCTACAGATCTCACTCCATCGATTCCCATTAATTCATATTCGAGTTCACTAATGTGAATCGGTTGTCTAAATTGCATTTTATCAATACTGAAATAATCTATTATCCTTTCAATACATCTCAATTTCACTTCTTGTTTATTTGCATGCTTGTGTCCATATACTTTAAACAGTACGCCGAAATTAATAACATAGCCAGGATTGATTACAATTTCATCTGTCAATATTCTAAATTCAGATAAATATCTTTTTAAATTTCTAAAAATGAGATGATTTGGATCAGTAATTCTAACTAAATTTTTAACATTATTATATGACAATGCCCATGCTGTTATACCGCCGAGTTGAGATTCAGTAAGATTCGTCATGTCAACTGTATTTCTTAAATCACGAATTGATTCAAGAATATCATTTAAATCTGCTGCTGTTTCGGGTACAATCTCAGATGAATTATTTTCGTTAAAAATGCCACCGTCTGGCCATGTCCAATTTTCATCAAAAAATTCTCCAGCTTCATTGATGACATTAGCAATATCTTGATTCAAAGTCGACGGGAGAGATGTTCTCTCCACATACACTTTAGCAAGATTACCGAACTTAGCTGGCATAGCCATAATTCTAGCTTCATAATCTTGTTTCGTCACACATCTATTCTGTGATGCAAAGTTTGCCCGGGCACGATGCCGTATTTCATCAATCGTTTCTTGATCAGAACCTCCACGGGCTGGGCTAGCATTCGTTACTGTAACGTCTGTATAAGCAGTATCGAAAGTTGTTAAGTCGCCAGACGAAACATTTGCATCGATGCCTCCTCCAACCCTATACGTTACTGTCAATGTGGTGTGCATGGGAGTTTCACCTAACGGGGAATAATCATCACCGAAATGAGGATCAATTGCCGTGGTTAAACCATCAGAAGAAATAACTCCGGGAATAGAAATACCGACTTGTTCTGTTTGTAAATATTCCGCATCAAGACTCTGGCCAGATCTCATAATGCCATTTCCAAATATAAGTGAGGTCGTATTATCATCATTCGTTTCAACAATAAATCGTTTATTTGTTTTAATAAACTCTAATGTATACGGCACGGCTATAAGTGGATCTAAAACATAGCCTGCCTCATCTTCATATGCATCTTCACCTGTTCGAAGTGATTCAATCGAAACTTTATCTTGAGCCAAATAATCTACTTCGTGCCATTGATTACTATTAGTATCTCGCACATTCACTATATTAACAACATTAGTTTCAGATAATTTTAACTCTAAAAATTTAGCCGGGGTACCTATATTAAATGTTTTAGTTTTTGATTCACCTGATATTGCTCTAACAGTTCTTTCCAATTTCCACGACGTCGTTTCACCTATATCATTTTGATCAGATCTAATAGGATCCGGATCATTAGCACCACTCACTTGAAAATCAATAATATCTAACGTTTCAAATATAATATCAGAATCAGTAGCCGACTTGATTTTTGTATTTGCGGGAATCGTTGTAGTTGATAATGCACCATAATCTGGTCCTATACCTCCTTCAATACTATCAACCGTTTCAGTAAATACCAAATCAACATAAGCTGGTATGATAGGTTTTACTCTATATCCTAACATTCTCGCAATATTATTTATATTTTGCCTTTCTTCTGCTAATGGTAATAGCATTTCTCGATATTGTTGATCAATATAAAAAGACAATACGTCACCTACATATGCTGACATTTCAATCATCATCATCCCTGGAGATGTTTCATTAAAATCTTTATATGTAGTTGGAAAATATGATTTCGCATATTCGATTAAATTATTTTTTAAACTAGCGAAATCTTTATTCAGATAATTAATATTTGTTTCTTTGAAATTTTTATCACTATAAGGCACTTGTCTCTCCTATTTCGACTTCGACTGATTCTAATGTATTGGGATCACGCATTATATTAAACAAGATAGATATTGTCAATTTATTTTTTCCAATTGCGGATAATTCATCCATGCTGACATCTATTTCTCTTATTTCTACAAATGGTAACCAGCGTTTAAACGTATCGATTATTTCATTCTGCACACCAATCACAGTATCTTCTGTAAATTGTTCAAATAAAAATCTTCTCAATCCAGTACCTAAATTGGGTTGCATTAATCTTTCACCTTTATGTGTATTCAATAACATCTTAATATTATTTTTCACCGCCTTGATCGTAGTACTAGTGCTAGTAAAATATCCTTCGACACCATCAGATTTTCTAAATGGATAGTCGATCCCGATAAAAATATTGCTATTTCGATCTTCGATAAATGGTTTTTTAGTTGTGTCGCGAATTGCCATTATGTTGGTTTATATAAAGCTTTTTTAGTAGTTGGTTTTAATTTTACTTTCGAATAAGTATTCCACTCACCTGTCGTTGTATCAGACGCGCCGGCAGGGCCTGCTACTGTCATAGCTGGTGAACCGATATACGCATGTCCAAATGAATACATTGCACCTTTTGATAACACAAAAGGCAATGAACTTTGTGCGGCTGGTGAACCGGCCGTAGATATCGCTCCAGGAGCCATTGCCATTATTTTTTCCATTTCCGCAACAGCTTTCATCTCTATAATTGTAAATGTTTGCTTCGTTACCCATTCATGAATTGCTGTGGCGATATCTTTGGCTAGTCGTTTTATATTACCGTCATCATCTGTTTCATCTAATATAGTCCTGCCTTCATCTGTTCTATATCTAAACTGATTCCCTACGGACGATCCAGCAAATGCATCATAAAGATCTTGTTCTAATGATGCCATATCTATGCTCCTCCTTTCTTATCAATATGTTTCATTAAATCACTATAATCTCTCGTGAGTGCTTTTGTGATATGTTCCGGAACAGCATCGCGACTTTTCACGCCAGCATTGACGAGCATTTCATCATCCATTACATTTGGTGTTGCATTCGTGCTTCCGTTCATCATTCCACCATAACTTTTATTTAAAATCGAACGCATCGAATCTGTCGTGAAAGTCTCACCTCCCATCGTTTCCCACTCTTCAGATGAATGCGCGGTTTCATTTAACAATTCATTCAATACTTTATTTTTCGTATAATTAATTCCGCCATTTTTAGTTTTTTTCTTTGGTTGTGAAATACTTTGTTTTCTTTTATTCATTTTTGATTCTTTAAGAAAACTACGCAATTCAATTCTAACTTCTTCTCTCACTATTTCTCGTATGAGCACTTTTAATTCAGATTTTTTCATTCTCCTTCCTCCTCTGTTATAACATTTTTATCTTCTTGGTTATCTTCGATGAAATGATGAATACTAACTATATCATTTACATCTTTTGTCAAATATTCTTTTAATTCTCGTAATTTTGTTCTCTGGCTACCTGGTAAGCCACCAATTCCATCATCAGGGTGGTATCCTAATGGTGTTGGTGCACCATGCTGATGAGAATTTGATTGTATAAGTACTTCTGTAAGAGCTTCTAACCATTCACGTAAATTTTCACCTAATATCATCCCTTGCCTGACATCTTCTTCATGTACTATTTTTAATCCTGATCTATAATCCTTTGCTTGTTTACCAAAAAATATTTCAGATGATTCAACTATCATTTCCTTTTCAGTTGATATCGTCAATGTATTACTAGCACCCAAATGAATATTACTAAATGATGATAAGAACAAACTATCTTTTCTTGAATTAATAACAACCCGATCGGAATTTAAAAATATATGTGATCCCAATACATTTGGATCTTCTTTTGTACTAGATATTTCATTGCTGTACTGGTAGATAATTTTATCTGCATCTATATCTTGATTAACATGAGAAACTAAATCTGACATTAATCTTTTTCTTTTTGTTCCTTCTACTACTTTATCAGATCCTAAAACGAATGGTGATTCAACTATCTCATCTTCTTTTATTTCTTTATCAGCAGGAAAATGTTGATGCACCGATCCTATAGCGAACATTCCCATAACACTACCATCAAACGTACTTTCAGTCTCTTGGCCTGGAGGTCTTTTATTCGAAATAACGATATAAGGATTAACATGACGACTACCTATTCGAATACTATTGCCATGGCGACCTTCAAAAACTAAATCTCCATGTATATCATGATAAGATATTTTATCTCCAGTAGGATTATCAAGCTGTTCATTATACATTTTCTGCAATCGTGAAAAGGATGGTTCTATAACAAAATTTTTCGATAAACCAGTTTTATCTCGATCGCTGGGTGGTTGACGTTTAATATCATCTGGCCATGCATCTTTCGAAGCAAAATTTAAATGATCAATATTCCAAGTTGGACTATTAGCCGTATTAAGGGGACCTAAATAATACTGCACTCCGCCCATAGTACATAGCAAAACAGGATCGCCAGCTACTGGAATATCTGCCATTCCTCTCATTAATGGGTAGTATCTATCTGTATCGTCAGATGAAGAACTCCCTCTTAGTTTCGTACCAAAATGCTGTTTAGCTAGAATACTATTTATCTGTCTACGAGTATTTTTCTTCTTGTCATACGCCCCTGATTCAGTACTCGTTACAACATGCGTAACAATACCAGGTATAAACTGCACATATGATGTTTCAGCAGTAGATGCCCCGAATAATTTCTGCATCGTACTGAACTTGCCGCTACCAAATCTTGCAAAGTCTATAAATGACGAACCCATATTAATTACCTAAAAATGATTTTTTTTTTGTTTCTACATTAGTAATTTTATCTAAATTCTGCTGGGCTTCGGTTGCAGTATCTTCTAATGCTCTGATCAATTCTTCTTTTTCATCATCAGTTAATGTAAAACTATCTGCATCTGTTTCGCCCGTCGATTTAGTAATTATTCTTTGCAATACACTTGCTAACTTTACAAGATGTTCATCGTTCTTTATTGACACATCCATTATTTCTTTTATGATCGGTGCAATCAACACAGCATCATCTATTGTTCTGACAAAAGTATGGATCTCCATCACAAGAGAATTTAATTGTTTCTCCTTACTCTTAACGTTATCGTATATATCTTTTGTTAAATCTTGAAATGTTTTACCATCAAAGATTTCTGAGTTATCGGTCATAACAGTTCCTTTTAATAAATCGATTAAGACTACTTCATATATAAATATAAGTTTTTAGAAAAATGTCTGGGTATAAAAAAAGGTGATTATTGAATCACCTTTTTTTTTACATTATGTTTCTGTTTATATCATTTTAAAAAATATTTATTTTTGAAAGTCGGATAATTTATTGAACCTCTTTCAAAAAATTCATTTGCGAGACGTTTATAATGTCGTTTCATCACATTAATAATTTTCGTTATATACATAGTATTAACACCAGTCATTTCTCTAATCAAGAGATACAGACTCTTTTTATTAAAATTATCAATTTCATTTCTATTCGATACTAATTCAATAATTGAATATGCAATATCAATATCTCGTTTCTTTTTGAAGATATGAGAAATATTGTTATCGAAATACTTTACTACTTCATCTATAAATTCATTCGTAATTATTTCTGAGCTGTCATTAGATCGAGATAATTCTCTCAACTCTTTAATCGTATTAGTAGCATCTAAGTCTTTATGTATTTTTAACTTTTTATAATTTCCATTATTAACTAATATTAAATAATTTTTAGCAACAACAGAAAAATAACTAAAAGCCTTAAAGCCCTTTGATGCATCATATTTGTGCATATTCAAAACTAAAAATGAAACTACCTCTTGTTTCACATCATTAAACCCAGCATCGAAATATGAAAATTTAAATGTGTTGATAATATTTTCAACCAATTTATCAAATGCATAAGCGATTCTATCAGAATAAAGTTTATTCCTAATAATAGGATTTTCTTCACTATTGTACTGCACTATAGCATCTTGAACATCTTGGTCAAAATACATTCTTTTATTTTTTTTCTTTATTTTTTTTGCCACTAGTTTCCTCTTCTAATTCAAATATATTGTTAAGTAATGTTTGTAATTCTTTTAATTGATCGAAAAAAAATCCAGTTTCATCATCAGCTGTATAATGGCCTGATGAATCAACCGTTTTCATCTTTTCAGTAGAATATTCAATTATTTGTTGGAACTGAATAATAAAATTTTCATATTGATTAATTCTTCTTAATGATAAAAAAAACAAATAACTGATAAAACATGTTATTATAATTATAATAGATAATATTATTTCTACTATCATTATCTTTCTTTAATTGAACAAATCATCAAATTGTTTTTTTAAATCTCGAAGCTGACTTGCATCCTTATCATTTGTTTTCTTTTTCTTAAACGATTTATTTACTTCAGCTAATCCATCTTCACCTATTTCAATTGATTGTTGATAGTGCTGCTTTTCAGCAATAGTACTCATCCAATCTGCAAAATGAACAATATAATGTAAAATATTTCTATTAACATCTGGTCTCTTGTAAAGGGCTTGATTACCTTGATCAAACATTCCATCACTGAGTTTAATCGCTTTCCACACTTCAGGATTTATTTTTATATCGAAATGTTGCAATAACCACAAAGCTCTATCAGTAACACTCAACGGCTCGAGCTTATCGTTAAACGTATACCATTCACTTAATTTTTTTCTTCGCCATTCATCTGTCTGAGTAATATAATAAGGATTTTCTAAATCACCTAATTTTCCTAAATCATGAAACATAGCAGCAAGAACAATATCAGAATCAGTAGTGATTACTTCTACATCTAATTTTTCAAATTGTTTTTTAATATCTAAAGCAGCTTTTGTCACTCTCACTACGTGATCTAAATAACCACCAACAAAACAATTATGATGGTGTGGTCGACTTGATGCTGGAGCATCGATCATTCGATCTTCAAAATGTCTATATAGTTTTAATATATTTTCTTTTTGTTTGTCTTCGAAATGATGTTCTACAAATTCCATTAAGATATTCCATCTTTCTAAAATTTGTTCTGAATTGAGATTCATATAACTTCCTTTACTTGTTTTTAAATCGTTTTAATATACTAAATAAACTATTACAAAGCAACAGGTTTTTTTATTTTTTTTAAACTTCTAGCGATCTTCTAAACCAGCCGAAATAAAACTTTTCTAAATCGGGTTTGCGTGTAACTAAATCGGCATAGTATTTAACTCTATATGCTCTAACCCTATCTATCTCTAAACCTTTCATAGCCTCTATAGTTACTGGACCCATTCCGCCATCTACTTTCAAACCAGCACCCTTAGCATTAGCAGCTCGTTGCATAATCCTTACTGCTCTACCTCTTCCTTGATTTACACACATATCGAAATAGATATGTCTTAAATATTCAGGTAAACTTTCCACTTTATTCTTATCCCAATATTCTGATTTGTATATTTCCTTCGCACCCTCTTTAGTCAAATTAGCAATATCCACATCCGGGTGTGATCTCTTCGCTATCCCGAAATTAGTCTCACCGCCCGGATCATCAGGATCATTGACATACCCACCTTCATGTTCTAATACTATTTCAATTATCTCATCAAACGATTTGTATCTCATTTTTTTACTTATCCTTTTTCTTAACGCCTCTAAACCAGAAATCAATAACTTTACCAAAGCTAGCAATGAAACTCCCCAATATAATGTTTAATAAATCTCTATGTGTGTCACCTAATGTTAATACTGGATGGAACAATAAATACAATACC